TCAGCGAAAGCCGCGCCGGCGGCCGGCACGGCGGGGCCGGTCGGCGGGGCCGGGGCGCGCACCTCCCACTCCCCGCCGTATGTCTCCTGCACGGCTTTGAGGGTCGGGCGGAAACCGGTGGCGTCGGCGACGGCCTTCTCCGTCGTGGCGCGCGCCTGCAGGTCTTCTTCCTCTTCGACCTGGCGCCACAGCTGCGGCAGCGCTGCGCCGGGGAAATTCCATTCTGTCAGCCAGCGCGCGATGGTCGACGAGAAACTCATGCACACCAGGTCGGCGTCGGCGCGGACGAGATCCTGCCGCACCTCCTGCTGCTCCGGATTGCCGCCGAGCTTGCCCGGCGTGCCCTGCGTGGTCGCTGTCTGGCCGATGGCGATAACGAGGATCGCCGCGTTCATGGCGTCATGGAAGGACTGGTGGTCGGCGGTGCCGCCGCGCTTAGCCTCAAGGAACTCCGCCTGCATGGTCTCGGGGAAAATGATGGCCGAGTCGCGCTGGATCGCCTGCAGGGCCTGCAGCAGCTTGTTCTGCTCGTCGGCCGAGGCGCCGGCAGGAAACTTGCCCGCCGCCGTCGGGCTGCCGAACTTCTCCAGGAAGATGGCCCAGAATTTGACGCCGTTGCGCTTGAGCCAGACCGGCCAGTAGAGCCAGTGCGCCAGGCCGAGGCCGTACGGTGCGTCGTCGTGGTCGGCGCCGGTGGCGAAGCTCCAGAACTTGCGCTCGGGCAGCAGCTCGCCGAGCGGTTGACCGAAGGTTTTCAGGCGCAGGCGGCCGGCTCCGTCGAAGCCGAAGCGGCGGCGGTCGCGCACCTTGACGCCGGCGAGCACCACGCGGCCGCCCTCGACACCCCACAGCGCCTCGGCGACGCTGAATCCGTAAAACACGCCGTAAAGCATCTTCAGGGTGATCTCGTCCCACGGCAATCGCGCGATCTGTTCCGCGACGAACTCGGCAGCCTGCCGGTCGATGCGCTTGGCGCCACCCGGCTTCATTTCCCACGGACTGCCGATGACGGCGTGAAAGCGCTGCTGCAACGCGGCCTTGACGTGATCGTCGCGCAGCACCTCGCGATAGATGAGGTAGTCGCCGCCGCCGCGCGCAAGCAGCACGGAATCGTCCGGCGGCGCGACAGCCAGGGGGTCGAGCCAGCCGCGCGTGATGTCGCGGCCGTCGAGCGTGGTGGCAATCTCGTTCAGTTCTGGGCGGGGTGCGGCGGAGTCCGGTTTCATAGATAGCCCTCAAAGTCGTTACCGCCGCCCTCGTAGGCCAGTGTCGGGCGCCGCCCGGCAGACGCGTAGGCGATCTCGCCCGGCTCCATCTCGAATACGGCATAGGTGGCCAGCGCCAGCGCGACGGCCGTGTCGCCGTGTCGATCGCGCCCGTCGCTGCCGCGCACGGATGCCGAATCGGGCACCTTGGCCACGCCCTTCTCCATGCGGATCATGCGCAGGTCGGCCAGCACGTCGGCGTCTTTCGGCAGCGTCAGCGTGCGGTCCTCGACGGCGGCCTTGAAGGGCGGCATGTTCTCGCGATACCACTCGACCGAGAGCATCACCTGGGCGATGCGGCTACCGTAGCGCTGCATCGCCACCTCGGCCAGGTATTGGCCGTTGCCGCGCGCGTCCATCGCCCCGGCGCGGAAGCGCGGCAGGCGGTCGAGCAGGTAGAAGAGGATCTGCTTCTGCTGCTCGAAGGGCACGTTGCGCAGCTCCACGACGAAGGGCGTGGCGAGCTGCAGCGAGCGCGTCTGCGTGAGCGGCCAGAAGGCGGTCAGGTCGCCGCTGCGGGCGAAGTCCTCGCCGAAATAGTGGTCGAGATCCGGGTCGAGCTGCGCCAGCAGGGGCGCCAGATGCTCCTCGCACCAGTCGCGCGCCTCGGCCTCGCGCAGGTGCCTCGCCATCGTCGAGAAGCCGTCGGGCAGCGAGAGCCGCAGCACGGGAATGCCGGACTGCATGCAGGCATCGATCTGCGCGCGAGTGAGATAGGTGCCGGAACCCGATCCGGGCACGCAGTCCAGCTCCTCGGCGGCGCTATCGCCATAGAGGGCGTAAATCCTGGCGCGCCATTGCTCGCGCGTCGCTTCCGTGAGCCGGTCGCCCAGCATGAGCTTGACGCGCTCGAACAGGCCGGCGGCGAGGGCGTCGTCGAAGGTGGTGCGGTGCAGGCTGTAGGCCAGCTTGCCGGCACGCACGTCGAGCACCAGCTCGTTGAAGGGGTTCGCTTCGCCGTTGTGCGAGGAGAGGATGCGGACGCGGCCTCCCCAGATCAGCATGGCGAGCGCCGCCTTCAGGAGGCCCGGCAGATCGTCGTGGAAGGCAGCCTCGTCGATGGTCACCTTTCCCTGCTTGCCGCGAATCGAGCGTGGGCGGCTGGAGAGGGCGAGGATCTTGTGGCCGGAGGCGAAGTCGATGCGAAACGCCTTGATGTCGCGCGCCTCGTCCTCGTAGAGCACCTCGTTCATGTCGCCGGCGGCGAGCGAGAATGCGTGTGCCCACATGGCGCAGTCGTCGATGTACTCTCGCGTCATGTCCTCCGAGTAGCCGATGTAGAGCACGTCCATGCCGTCGGCCGGCGCGGCCGTCGTCACCGAATCGGCGGCGTCGCACCAGGACGCGCCGATGCGGCGACTCTTTTCCCACAGCGCGACATCCGCCCGGTCGGCGGCCCAGGCTTGCTGATAGCTGAGCAACGCCGGCGGCGCGTCGCGCCCGCCGCCGAGCGGCTTTATGGGCAGCACCTTGGCCATCACGTCGAAATGCCGAGGATCTCGCGGCGGATGCTGTTGATTGCATCCGTCGTGAGGCCGCCGCGCCTGGCGATCTTCGCCGCCGCGTCGGCGGCACTCTTCACCTTGACGCTGACTTCCGCCTCCCACTTCTTCTGGTTTACGGCGGCGCGGGAGAGCTTGGCGATCGCCTCGGCGGCCTTGGATAGCAGCTTGAGACGGTCCGTCGGGTCGGCGACCCCGGCCTCCTGCAGGTCGACCAGAACATTGAAGGTCTCGGTCTGCACCAGGCTCATCACCGCCGCGCTGCGCAGATCCGCGTCGTCTGGCGCGGCGGCGGCGATGGCGCGGGCAGCTTCCGTGCTGGCCTTGACGGCGGCCAACTTCCGCTCCAGCTGCTGGCCGTAGCGGTGCAGGCTGCTCTTGCCGATGTCGTAGCCGCGCGCCTTCAGCTCGGCGGCGAGCAACTCGTAGCCGGCGAAATTGCCGTCGGCCAGCATCGCATCCAGCCAGCGCCGCACCTCGGCCGGCAGGCCCAGCACTTTCGAGCGGCGGGCCATGTCAGGACGCCCAGTATTTCGCCGGGCGGGCGATGCCAGGGTCGCAGTCGACGGTGTACTCCGCCACGTCCACGCCATCGCGCGTGAGCTCGGCGAGCCAGCGGCCGTCTGGCAGGCGGGCGATCTTGACCAGCGCGCGCTCTTCCAGGTAATCGAGCTCGCGGCGCAATTCCAGCTCGGTGGCATCGCCGAACACGTCGCGCATGACGGCCAGCACCAGGCCCTCCGGCGCGCCGATGGGGCGCGCCTTGTCCAGCGTGCGGATGATTTCCCAGCGCAGCGTCTCGCGCCGCACCTTGGCCAGGTCAGCCATTGATTGCTCCTTTCAGTTGCACCACTTCCAGCTTGTTGTAGAGGGCGTCGAGCTTCGCCTCGATGACGCTCTGCCCGCGCACGTAGTCTTCGCGGCGGACGTAGTGCACGGGCAGGTCGGCCAGGTGGCGGAGAAAATCCCGTTCGAGCTTCTCGACCTTGTCCGAAGTGTCTTTCAGGGTGATCGCCTGGGCGCTGAACTTCTCGTCGATGCGCTTCTCGATCTGGCTCAAGAGCACCTTGCCGAAGGCCCACACCGCCCCGAAAAACGCCAACAGCAGCGAGAGCAGATGCCACAACTCGATTTGCACGGTCACTTGATGCCCCTTTCAAGATCGCCCTGGCATTCCACGCAGGTCTGCACGCCGGGCAGCGCGCGGCGGCGGGCCAGCGGGATGCGCTCTTCGCAGACGCGGCATTCGAGGGCCGAATCGTGCAGCGTCTTGCCCGTTAAACCGCCACGCCGGGCCTGGGCCTGTAACGCTTCGTCGCGCTGCTGTTCTTCGCGCTCGGTGGCGCGGTCGTAGACATCCATCAGATCACCTTGCTTTTCAAGACCACCAGGCCGCCCTCGAAGGCCCCCGGATTCGGCGCGTCGGACTCCCAGCGCCACCACCACGCGCCGCTGGTCGGCAGCGGCACGTCGGCGCGGTAGCTGCCGGCCGCGTCGCGCACGATCTCGGCGCCGCCGCCGTAGGTGTAGGTCGTCACCGTGCCGGACGGGGCCTTCACCTTCAGGCGCAGCGCGCCGGGGTCGGCGGCGGCGCCGGAGATATCCTTGATCGCCACCGAGATGCGCGCCACGGCGCCGACCACGAAGTCGCTACTGGACACGCTCGGCCCTCCCGCTCAGCGTCGCCA